GTTCTTCTTTCGTTGGGGTTTGGGTTGAGACATGTTGTGGTTGATGGTTCCAGGTTTCGATTGCGCTTGTTCGAGAATTGTCTCAATTGTTTTTATGCCGCTATTACTTCTTTCTACGTTTCGGCATGTGTCAGTCCCCAAGAAGAGGTTGCGGAGATGACTCTCCGTGGGTATTTGGGCTTTGGCCTCAATCCAGTCAGGGTCGTTGTAGAGGATATGGTCGAAACGCTTGAGTAGATAATCTATGTAAGCTCGGGCGTATCGGCGCATCCCCTCGTCAACCCATCCTGCGCGCAAGATGGCGCAGATGCGAATGAGGGAGTAGGCGGGGTTGCGTGGTTGCTCTGTGTAGAGCAATGATGTTAACAATTTCTCCCGCTCATAGAGGGGCACCGCTACCCCATTGATGAATGTCGTGTGGGCGCTAAGGAAATCGAGCTCCTCAACGGGACGTGGTTCCAAACTATCCGTTGTTGTGATAATGCCCAAGTGGTTCCACTGATTGATGACAGCCCTCGCGTTGTAGAAGGGCTGGACGGCTTCCGATGCGGTCCATGTGTTGTCATCTCCACACAATGCCAGTCGCACTTGTGAATTGAACTGCTCGTACGTGGCGTTGTCCAAAGGCGCCACCTTCAGCCACGCGTAAGCGAGCAGCATGTACAAGATGAGGGTGTTGTCGGCAATGGTGTTTACAGACCCGGAAGGGTTGCCACCTTGCTTCATGACTAAAACACCTTCCGCCGTGACGATGACGGTGTTGATCAGGTTGCTGTAATACGTTAACAAGCGACGGAGGTTGTCTGTCGTCTGGTCAGCCTCCCTAAGCATCCGCCAGCGAAAACGGGCCATTGCCCACATCATGTAATTGCGAATGGATGAGTCATATTCTGTTTCATCAAGAGCCCAGCCTGTTGCGAAATGGCTCAACTTGCGGTAAATTGCATCCCACCCCTGGTAATAAGGAGTTCGGCCGACCACACTGGCGGTCTTCAAGTTCGAAGCATAGAATTTTTCGTTCTGATCCTCAAACAGCCGATTACCATGAATGGTGGCCTCTATCGGGCCTGCAGTGAACGTCCTCAACTTGTTTTGCTCGATCTTCTCCCGCTTTCGGATTTCCTCCTTGAGCGAATTGCCGAAGACAGCGCGATAGTTGATGTCCAGGAGGGCGTCCCAATCCTCTTCCATGTATTGCTCAAAAGTCTTGTCAGGCACAACTTCACCCCACCTATCAACCAGCTCCCCCTTTGTCGCAGCGAACTGCGTCCAGGGGAAGCCAGGACTGGTGGTGTAATCTAGGCCTAGCATAACCTCACTCACGGTCTTGATACGTGAATTGCACATGTAAGGACCAAAGTGCCTTTCCATGAACTCTGCTGCCAAATTGAGCGCATGTATGCTCACCTCAGAGAGGGGGAGCACAAACTTTGCGTATTTTGACAATGACTTGTAGGAGGCCTCCAAATTTGGGTTAGGAAGCCCCCAATTGATACGTTCGATCGTGTTATCAGTTTGATCCTCAAACTGCTTCACGAAAATGTCCATCCCTCTCCTGTTCTTAGTTTTGAAACTCTTCTGAACAGATCCGACCACAGGAAAGTGCCTCTGAGGCAAATATTGAATATGGAGGTCGGAGAGGTACGCCTGCGGGGAGAATCCCCGTTGGAACCTCAGTGGGTAGCGCCCCCAGAAACCGCCCCGCGAGACGAGCTCAGAGGGGAGGGGGGGCTCGACTGAAAAACCAGGCTCCGGAGCTGGGGCTGATTGGCCTTTAGCTTCTCAATCATCGCAGGGGTCACCGGAACAAAGCGATTGACGTCCTTTGAACCAGCGATGTGGAAACCGACAAGGGCTCCATCCTCAGCGGACCACATGCCTGAGGCGCAATCG